GGGGTTGCATATTGCAACCGATGTAAATTGGATGCCTATTGTTGGCCTTGAATACGCAGAAAAGTTTGCCGCCCTTGTCGCTTCTGCCGAGCGTGAGGCGTGTGCAAAGTTATGTGAGGAAGGGATAGCAAATGCAGATGATTGGAACAGCGCCCATTGGGATCAGGCTTGCGAAAATCGAGCATGGGCCATCCGAGCAAGGGGACAAGCATGACTAAAGACGAAGCATTGAAGCTGGCGTTGGAGGCGTTGGAAATTGGTTTGCCGTTGATTGAAGATTTTGGTAGTAAAGAACAATTAAATACTCAGCACAAAGCAATTGCCGCCATCTATGAAGTTTATGAAAAAGCAAAGCAGAATTCTGTAATTGGGGTTCAGTATGTACAGGGAATTCCTTTTTTTCCTCCACCACAGCGCACATGGGTTGGGCTGACGGATGAGGATTGTGATGAGGTTGAGCGATGGGTGGAGTTCAAGGAAGAAGGTAGCGGTCGCGTACCAAACCTAAAACTCATTCGCTACATTGAAGCCAAACTCAAGGAGAAGAACACTTGAGTAAATCAGCAACACCTGAACCACTGTACAGACAGTTCACGCCTGAAGAAGATCGTGGCAAGACAATGGTCAGTAAGTATTACAGAGTGAATCAGAACATGGATGGGTTGGGCGTAAGCCTTCATCCATACCTTGTCGAGTGCAACATACGAATTGACTTTGGTCACGATGGTGGCATCTACAAAGTTGAGTGGAACAACAAAATACTAGGAGCAAGAAATGAGCGAAGCACAGTTAAGCATATGGGAAAAGGCGCTGGGATGGCGCAAACGGCAGATGATTATGAAGCAGCTCGACCCGATCTCAAACAAGATTAGGAACGACACGCTTGAAGAGGTGGCGAAGGAGGTGGACAACTTCAAAGCTTTTGAGAAGGACACCATGGGAAGCTTCGCCGCCTACGTCCGGAGCCTAAAGCGATGATCAAATACGACGGCTACGACGAAGCAATCATTGGCCCTGCGCATATTTGGCGGGACCATACAACAGTTGCCGTGCTGGTCTATGACGCGGAAAAGATTGTAGAAATACTAATGCGGGATGGATGCTCGGCCGAAGAGGCTAGGGAGTTCATCGAGTTCAACATTGAAGGCGGATACCTGGGGTTGGAAACACCTGTGCTGGTATGGCCTAACGACATATGGGATGAAGAAAATGATTGAGAAAGCATCAGCCGATGAGCATCAGGTGGGTGGCGACCACTATCACAAGATTGGCATCCAGCCCTGGGAGGTCATGGAATCTGTGCTTAACCGCCAGGAATTCATTGGCTTCCTGAAGGGCAACATTATCAAATACAGCATGAGAGCTGGCCGCAAAGAGGGGTCAGACGATGCCGCCAAAGCTTGGCATTACAAACAAAAGCTCAATGAATTTATAGGTTTTGACGCACCATTTTAAGGGGATGAAATGTTAGATAGAAAAGAACTAGAACTGAAACTAATCAGGCTGGATGGCGGCACCCAGGTGCGCGCAGCAATCAAAGAAGAGGCGGTGATGCGCTACGCTACGGACCTGGAAGGCGGGTCGGTCTTCCCCCCGATGCGGGTATTCTTTGACGGCACAGATTACTGGATGTCTGACGGCTTCCACCGGTATCACGCGGCCCTTCGTATTGGGATGGCCACCTTCCCATGCGAGGTAGAAACCGGCACCCCCAGGGACGCCCTGTTCTTTGGTAGTAGTGCCAACAATCTGCACGGCCAGCCGATGGACAACGCTGACAAACGCAAGGTCACTATGATTTTCGTAGAGGACTTTGAATGGGGTGAGTGGAGTAATGCAGAAATTGCCAGGAAGGTGGGGGTGTCTGCTCCGTTCGTTGCCAAGATGCGTGGCGAAAGCGCGCCGGCCGTTCGGAAATACATTACACCCAAAGGCAAGGTGGCTGAGAAGCGTACCCCCGAAAAGAAAGATAAGCCAGCCAAGCCCGCGAAAGAAGCGCCGTTGATTGAGGCGCCCAAACCTGCGGATCCGCCAGCCGTAGACCACCGCCAGGAAATGGTAGACGAGCTGATTGCTCAGAACGAAACGCTAACCGACCGCTTGGCCGTCAAAGTCATGGACGCGACAGCTGAAGAGAAGAAAGCAGCGGAAGATCTGATTAAACAATTGCGCGAAGAGATTCGTATTCTGAAGTTAGAAATGAACGCGGTTAAATCTAGCAGGGATAAATTCCAGTTGGAAAACGCGCAGCTCAAGCGTCAGATTTCCATGCAACAAAGACAACTTAAAGCCTACGAATAAACAAGGCCCAAGCCGGCGGGCATAGTGTGCCGGCAGCGGAGAATCAAATGAGTTTACAACTAAGGGATTATCAAGACGCTACCCTGGCAGCGCTACGCCAGGGATTCGCAGATGGAAAGCGCGCGCAGATACTGTACGCACCGACCGGAGCGGGCAAGACAGAGATGGCTATTGCTTTGCTCAATGCAACCAGGGGGAAGGGCAACAAGGCAGCGATGCTGCTGGACCGAATCATTCTGTGCGACCAGACCAGCGAGCGGCTGGAAAAGTATCACATTCCCCACGGGGTTCTACAGGCCGGGCATTGGAGGTATCGGCCCTACGAAAACATCCAGGTATGCTCAGCGCAGACGCTGGAAAAGCGGGGCTCATTCCCTGGGCTGAATCTTTTAATCGTCGATGAGTGCCATACCACCCGGCAGCAGACAGTTGATTTCATCAAGAACAATCCTGATGTGCGGGTCATCGGGCTGACGGCCACCCCTTTCACCAAGGGGCTGGCCCATATCTATGACAACATCGTCAACACAGTCACGACCAGGGAGCTGGTAGAGCAGAAGGTATTGATGCCGCTGCGTGTTTTCATTGCAAAAGAAATCGACATGACTGGGGCTAAAAAGGTGGCGGGCGAATGGTCCCAGGCCGAGGCATCCAAGCGGGGCATGCAGATTACTGGGAACATTGTCGAGGAGTGGATCCGAAAGACGAATGAAATCTTTGGTGGCCCGCGCAAAACGATTGTATTCTGTTCGGGCGTAGAGCATGGCGCCGACCTAGCCGCACAGTTTGCAGCCGAGGGTTATAACTTTGTGTCGGTCAGCTACCGGGATGATGACCAGTTCAAGCGGGATGTGATTGAAGATTTCGCCAGGCCGGACACAGAAATACATGGATTGATTGCCACGGATATCCTAACTAAAGGCTTTGATGTCCCTGATGTAATGATTGGGGTGAGCGCCAGGCCGTTCAGCAAATCTTTATCGTCCCATATCCAGCAGATGGGCCGCATCATGCGCCGGGCTGACAACAAAGAGTTTGCCGTTTGGCTGGACCATAGCGGGAACTACTTGCGTTTCCAGGAAGATTGGGAAGCGGTCTATCACAACGGCGTAGACACCCTGGATGACGGGAAAGAAAAGGCCAAGAAAGAAAAGACAGAAGACGAAAAGAAAGAATCCAAGTGTCCATCATGCGGGCATCTGTGGCCCGGCGGTTCGGATACGTGTCTGCATTGCGGCCATGTGCGCGAGCGTCAGAACAAGGTGAGCAGTATCCCTGGCGTATTGGAAGAGCTGGAAGGGATGGCCAGCAGGGATAACAAGCAAGCGTTTTGGGCGATGTGCCAATGGCATGTCAAGTACAGGGGATGGTCGACTGGCCGTGCTGCGCATTGCTATAAAGATAAATTCGGGGTATGGCCCAGGGGCCTGGCTGATACGGCAGCGCCCCCGGATACTTCGTTTGAGAAGTTTGTCAAGAGCAGGCTCATTGCATACCTGAAGGGGAAGGGTAAATGAATGACCTGGTTACCTATTGCAGGCTGCATGGCATCCTGATCGACAGTCCACCGCCGATTGGATACTGGCGCCGATACCCGACGGAAGACCATCCCAACAGTCGGAACGGAGCGGTCAAGTACATGGGTACTCATGCGTTCGTTCAGAACTGGGCGACCGGCACAGAGGTGGCGGTTTGGCATGCGGATGACCTGAAACCGGATGATGTTGTGCGCATACAGAAGCAAGCCAACGATGCCGAAGCGCAGCGACAGAAGCAGGGGAAGGAGGCGGCCAGCAAAGCGGCCTGGATTCTAGACCAATGTCAATTCGGTAGGCATGACTATCTGAAAGCGAAGGGTTTCCCGGAAGAACAGGGGAATGTGTGGGCGTTTAATGGGCAGCAACTGTTGGTCATTCCGATGCGGTCGGATGGACACCTAGTGGGTGTACAGTTA